ACTCGGATAACGGTCGGTGTCGTCTCCACGGCGGGCAAACGCCGAAAGGGGTCGCGTCGCCCCACTACGAGGGGGCAGGCAAGTCGCAGTACCTCCCCGACCAGCTTGGGGACCGGATGGACGAGTTTTTGAAGGACCCCTCCATTGTCTCCGTCCGCGAGGACCTCGCTTTAGCGAACGTGCGTCTCACCCAGCTCATGCAGGAAGTCGAGGTCGGGGCCAATGCCGACCGGTGGCTGAAGATTCAGGAGATCATGCCCGATGTGATAGAGGCGTTCGAGAAGGGCAAGACGAAGGACCTCCGACGACTCCTCAAGAAGCTGGAGACCCTCGTAAACGAGGGCGCCGAGTCGGAGGAACGATGGGAGGACATATCTGATTGGATCGACACGAGGAGGACTCTTTCCCAGACCGAGACGAAGCGGCTCAAGCAGGGAACCGACACCCTCACGTTCGAGGAGGTCCGTCAGGTCTTGGACATCATCACTCATACCGTCACATCGATCCTCGATAGGTACGACCTCCCCCGCGAGGCGTACGAGGACCTAAACGAGGCCGTCCGCAATGTCCTCGACACGTAATCCATTTACTCGGGACCGGTTCGCTCACGAGCAACTGGCCTCCGAGATCGATTTTTCGCCCGACGACGGGCCGTCGGTCGGCCACTGGCGGGACTTCTGCGAGAAGGTGTTCGGGTGGGACACGTTTGCCCAGCGGCACCGAGACTTCTGGAACTGGGCCGATCAGGTCGAGTACGGCGAGCCCCTTCGTCCCTTCATTGGCGTTTGGCCCCGTGGCGGGGCGAAGTCTTCCAGTGTCCAGGCGATGATCGCGTACCTCGGCGCCAAGCGGGCGATCCGGTACGTGCTCTACGTGTCCGGCACCCAGGACCAAGCGGACAAGCACGTACAGGAGGTCTCCAGTGCCCTCTCCCAGGACTATCTAGAGGAGAACTTCCCCGACCTTACCCAGAAGGCGGTCGACAAGTACGGGAAGACCGTTGGCTGGCGGCGGGACCGGTTGGCAACGAAGTCCGGGCTGACCATTGACGCTCTCGGCCTCGACACCTCCGCGCGGGGCATCAAGTTTGAGCAGCAGCGCCCCGACCTGATCGTCTTCGACGACCTGGACGAGGAGCACGACTCGACGATCACGACGGACAACAAGGAGACGAAGTTGACCCGTAAGGTCCTCGGGACCGGCACCTCGGCGACGAAGGTGGTCGGCGTGCAGAACCTCATCATTCCGGACGGCATTTTCGCGAGGATCGTCAGCGGGGATGCCGACTACCTCGTGGAGGCGGAAATTTCCGGCCCCGAACCCGCCGTCGAGGACCTCGAATACGAGCAGGTTGAGACGGAAGGGGGCTACCGGTACAAGATCATCGGAGGGGAGCCGACGTGGCAGGGGCAGGACCTTTCCGATTGCGAGCAGATCATCAACCAGCAGGGACCGACCACCTTCAAGCTGGAGTGTCAGCACGAAGTCAGTGCCAACGCCGACGGGATGTTCAGCCACATCAAATACCGTCGGTGCTCCCAGGAGGACGTTCCGTGGGGCAAGCTGGAGCGGATTGTTATCTGGATGGACCCCGCCGTCACGAGCTCGGACCGGGCCGACTGTCAGGCGCTACAGCTATCGGCGTTCGGGGACGACTTCGAGGACCCGGCCACCGACGTGGTTTACCACCTCTACTCCTACGAGCAGCAGGGAAGCCCACACGAGATCATGCAGCGGGCCATCATGAAGGCCGTCGAGTACGGGGCCGACAAGGTCGGCGTCGAGACCGACCAGGGCGGAGAGACGTGGCAGGACACCTTCGAGCGGGCGTGGGAGACCCTCGTCGAGGACCCCGAGATTGAGCAGATCGACGAGCACACCCAGAAACCCGCCTACGATGAGGACAAGGCATCCAAAGGATACGGGTCAAAGCGGAGCCGTGGACAGCAGATGCTTTCGGCCTATGAACGAGGCGACGTTGTTCACGTACGAGGCACACACCAGACCCTCGAATCGGCCTTAAATCGGTTCGACCCTCCGGACGGCACCCCGTTTGACCTCGTGGACGCGACGTTCTGGAGCTGGAACGACCTCACCGACAGGCCCACGTTCTCATTTTCCTGACGAGGTGACCCCTTATGGGGCTTTTCGACTGGCTCACGGAGAAGGCAGCCGGGATCGAGCTTCTCGGCTACCAGTCCGCGCCCAACAGCGAAAGCTACTGGGAGTACGCCCAAGAGGCGTACATGGAGAACCCGTACGCCCACGCCGCAATCCAGCTCACCTCGCGGGCGATTGCTCAGATCCCCGCTCGACTGTACCGAATCTCCGAGTCGGAAGAGGTAGAGAAGGCCCTGGATATGGCCCCCCGCAGCACACGGAAACACGAAGAGCGACGCGCTGCGGTGATGCGGATCTGGGAGGAGAAGATGAAAAACTATCGGGAGCACACCGAGGTCAAGCCCGTCGCGAAGCACTACGCGAAGAAGGAACTGATCCGCTCTGGAGTCATCGAGCCGGTCGAGAACCACGAGATTTACGGGCTCCTGCGGACCCCGAACGAGTACACGCAGCGGTCCTACCAGGACCTCATGATCGCGCTTACGAGCTACTTGGAGATTGGAGGGATGGTTCTCTTGGAGCCGGTGCGCGGGGCATCCTCGACCGACTCGGTCATCTCCAGCCTGAAGGTCCACCAGCCCCGAGAGCTACAGATTGAACGGGAGGGCGGGCGCCCTATCGGAGAGATTCGGGTCAGCGACGAGTCGGGCAACGACAAGGACTTCACCTACCGGCCCGACCCTACCGAATCAGAGGTCTTCTACGAGCGGTACTTCCACCCGATGTACCCGAGGTTTGGGCTCTCCCCGGTCGAGCCAGCGGCCCACAGCGTCGACATTAACAATCAGGCGCGCGAGTGGAACTTGAACCTCCTCTTCAACGGGGCGCAGCCCTCGGGCGTCCTCTCGACGGACAAGCAGCTCGGGGACGCCCGTAGGCAGAAGCTCAAGCGCCAGTGGCGGGAGAAGCACACCGGCCCCCAGAACGCCGGGAGCGTCGTCGTGGCCGACGGCGGCGGCGGGGCCAAGTTCCAACCGACCTCGATGAGCCCGCAGGACATGCAGTGGGGGGACCTGACGCGGCTCTCCGCCCGAGAGGTGGCGGTCGTGTGGAACGTTCCTGCCCAGCTTATCGGGCACACCGAGAGTCAAACGTACTGTCTCCCTGGGGAATCTAGTATAGCCACCCCATCTGGACGTAAGCGTATTGAAAACCTGTCTGCGGGTAATAAGGTCTACAGTTACGACACTGAGAACCAGACAATTGAAGAGAGCACCGTCGTATGGAAAGGGCAGACAGGTGTGAAGCAGACATATAAGGTTGAAGGTCGTGGATTTGAGTTCGAGGCCACAGCCAACCATCCTGTCCTCGTGATGAGCAAAGAGGCGGAAGATAATCCTGGCGGTGGCGGGATAAAGTATGTTCCCAAATACGAGTACAAGCCAGTTAGAGAACTTGAGTGCGGGGACAGCATTGTCAAGGCGTTTGACTTTCCTGATGGAGAGATGCCCGCCAGCCGAGTTCCAACCATGCAAGAAATGGAGTTTCTCGGGGCAATGATAGGAGACGGTTGTTTGACAGAAGATGGTAGTGGCCGTGTTGATATGTCGGGCCTCAAAGGCGAGAGGCGAGACGCCTATGAGCGGGCACTTCGCGCCCTGACGCCGAATAAGGTGCGTGAGAGAGAACGAGGGATCGTAGTTAGTGATATGGAGCTAAATTCCCGCCTCAAAGAGCTAGGATTTGGTGGAAAAGCAAAGGAAAAGCGTATTCCCGGATGGGTTTTCGAAGCACCTAGCATACATCGGCGTGCCTTTCTAAGAGGGCTTTTCGATACGGATGGTACAGTTGACGAAGATGGACACGTCACCTTTGCGGTGGCGAATATGCCTTTGGCAAAGGATGTGCGGAGGCTGTGCCTTTCACTTGGAGTCCAGGTCACTGTCGCGCGTGAAGGAACACGAATGACAACCCTTCCTGACGGGAACGAGGTTGAGAACTATCTTGCACGAATAACGGCTACTGTCGCTGAACAGAACGTACTTGTTGGCTCTCGTGATCTTGAACGGTCCTCTCGGTTGTTGAAAGGAGCAACTACCCATACCAAGGGGCGGAGGATGGCAAATGCAAACGGTAAATACGTTAAGGAACGAATGCGACAGGCGCACGAAAACGGTGTCGAGTTCTGTTCTGTAACGGACATAACCGCCGTTGGGGAGCGTCCCGTTTACGACATCGAGGTAGAAGGGAAGCACAACTTTTTTGCTGAAGGCGTGGTGGTTCATAACTCGAACTACCGTTCCGCGCGCCGCAGCTTCTACGTCGAGAAGGTAATCCCGCTGGTGACGAAGCTCTTCGGGTTCCTCAACTCGACGGTCATCGCCAATTACGACGATCCCCTCCTCCTCGACTACGAGACCGCCTCCATTGACGCCTTGAAGAAGGAGATCAACGAGATGCACGAGCGGGCTCGGGAGGACGTGCAGAACACGCTCCTCACCCCGAACGAGGCTCGGAGCAAAATCGGGGAGCAGGAAGTGGAGGGAGGCGATGTACTTCTCATGCCCAAGAACATGATCCCCCTCACCGCCGCCCCGCAGGACCGGGAGGACCTTGATGAGGGGGCCTTGGAGCCGATGGACGTGGAGGGAGAGCCGAAAGGGGGAGACCCTAAAACGGGTTTTACTTTTGATCCGGTCGAGCAGATGCCCATGTTCGAGAATGGGGAGGGCGGCGATGCCTAGCCTCTTGGACTGGAAGCACCAATCGGTCACGCTGGAGGGCCTTGCCGACCCCCCAACGGAGGAGGACGCCAGAGACGCCGCGAAAGCGTTCGACGACGTGCGGGAAACGCACATCGCCCGGGCGGACGAGGCGATGCAGGGGGTGCTCAATGAAATTGCCAGTGACATAGCGGAGTCGGCCCGGTCGGTGTCTGGAGCGACGGACCTAGAGCCCCCGATAGAGGCCGCCGTTGAGGCGACGAGGGACACGTACCGCTCCGCCTGGGAGTCGGAGTTCGAGCGCGTGGCGACGGATTTCTACCGGCGCACGTTCGACGTGCTGGAGGGGAAGGCGAAGCGCCACGTTTACTACTTGAAGCAACGCCGCCCGTCGGAAGGGCAACCGCAGCCCCCGCCCGACCAGGGTAGCAGGCCGCCGTTGGAGACGGCCCTTGCGGCGTTCATTGCGGCGAACATCGGCGTGCTGGTTGGCGTCGCCCACCAGACGACGAAGGAGAGCGTGCTGGCTCTTCTTCGGGCCGCGATGGAGGAGGGGGCCGAGAAGGGATGGTCGAGCCAACAGATCGCCGATGCGTTCATAGAAGCCCTTGCAGGAGACGCGTTCCACGGGGACAGCCGTGCCCGCCGCATAGCGAGGAATTTGGTGATTCGGGCGAGCAACTGGGGTGCTATCGAGGCCGCTCGTGCCCACAGCGGCGACTGGCTCAAGGATTGGGTAAGCCAGCGGGACTCGCAGGTCCGGCCTGCTCACTTGGAGACGGACTTTAGTGGACCGATCCCGCTTGGAGACTTTTTCGACGTTGGGGGCTTTCAGGCAAAATTTCCGCTTGACCCTCGGCTTCCTCCAGGACAGATTATAAACTGTAGATGTATTTTGATCTTCGTAAGTGAGTAGCTATGGGAGCGATTCTCGGCGTACCACCCAAAGATCGGCTTTACCTCGACGCGAAGATCACGCTAGACGTAACGCCTGATGCAGACCTCTCTAGCGCGAGCGCGATCCGTGCCTACATCGTAAACGCAGGCGGCGACGAGACGCAGTGGGGGTCTGACCAGTCCGGCGTGTCTGCGAACACCACTGTTACCGCCGACGACACCCCGGAAGACTTGACCGTCGGCGGGGAGCCGATTCAGGCAGGCACAGAGTACACACTGAGGTGGGTGTATGAGGATTCCGACGGGGACGAAAACACAATTACAGAGGACCCAATCAAGTTCAGCGTCCCCTCCGATGGCTGAGACAGGAGCGTCACAGACGAGCGGCGAAGCAGGTGCTTCTCAACCGAAGGGTGTCGTAGCGGCATCCCAAGTGGACGGCACCGTGGGCGCTCGCCCTGCGCAACCCCAGGCGAACCTCTGGACCCCCGCCGAGCTCGGCTCCGACCTCGCCCTCTGGCTCGACGTGTGGGACAGCCCCTTCGACGTGCGCGAAGACGGCGGCACGCAGTACGTGGAGCGGTGGGGGGATCTGAGCGGAGACAATGAGGATGCCACACAAACCACAGGATCGCGCCAGCCGACGTTGGGCACACTCATCGAGTATGATGGAGGCTCTAAAGACAAGCTCACCTCACCTGAGCCTAGCGACGAAAGTAACACATCCCTTACGGCTCTTTGTTTTTTTCGAGTTGATGATACAGATCCCTTACAGGTGTACGTCCAGGGAGGAAGAACATTGATTTTCGTCAATAATGGTCTAGTTGAGTGTAACATTGGTAGCGATGGAGGGTCATGTAGCGTCGGTTTATCAACGGGGCATCACATCACAGTTGCGCGTTGGAATTTAGCTACTGGTAGAAGTGAGATTTGGTTGAATGGTGTTCAGGAAAACAACACAACGACAAGTCCAGACCGCATTACCTCACAAACAGGAATTGGAAATATCGGAACCAATAACCTTGCACCGTACGGTGCAATCGGCGGGGTTACGATTACTGATTCTTATGTATCAGGGAGTGATGTAGATAAGCTCTTCGGTCATCTCGCCCACAAAGCGGACCGCAACGGCATCCCCGAGCCGCTCCAAAATCTCCCCGGCGAAGAAGATGAAGATGGCCCGCATCCATACAAGTACAAAGCCCCTCGTATCTAGTCATGACCTGCTGGCTCTACTCTCGCAAAGAATACGCCGACCGCCTGGACGCCTGCGTGACACGTGCGTGCGAGGAGAAATGGGATTTCCCAGACGGAGGTACGACAAATTGGGCTAACCCTACGATGATCGACCGTGAGGGTCACGCCCTCTACGGCATGTACTACGTAGAAGAGCCACCCGAGGACGTGCGTGAGCAGGTGCGCAGCGAGTGCCCGCCCGACCGCGTAGAGGAGCACAGCGACGACTGGCACCCCGAGCCCGAGCTATAAGT